ACCACCATGTGCAAGAACACGGTGTATCTCTCTCATCGTCTTTACAGGGTCTCTCAGATGCTCAATGACATGACTAGCATTGAGAACACCTACAGAGTTATCTGGTAAAGGAATACCATCATTCAAGTCACAAGTGATATCAGCGTCTTCCTGATCGATGGTTATGTATCCAGGTCTTCCATCAATACCACCACCCATATCAACCATCATAAGGTCACGATGCTTAGCATCATACTCAGCTAGAGCAAAAGCATTCTCTCTAAAGATCTCTACCGTCTTGGTCTGTATCTGAGCGTTTCTTTCAAGATAAGTGTTATCTCCGGTAATGCGATACACATACAATGGTTTCTGAATGTGATGCATCTTGGTATTCAAGTATGTGCGAACCATCAGTTCATGGTCATCACAAATACTTAAGTCTTT